GCCTTCATCTCCCTTATTGATATTTTGTAATATTCATCAATAATAGGTGTTGACGAAAGGGTTTCCAACGCAGAGGTCGTGTTCATATGTTCCACAGTATCGAGATTCGTTGTAGGAGAAATTCTACTTTCGAACTTGATAATCTTATCTGCCACGGTTTCCAAAAGAAATCGTTCAAAGTCGCTCATAAAGTTAAAGAGTGGCGCTTGATCCCATAGCAACGACCTTACCTTCGTGAGAAGGGGGTGCGTACTTTGCCGCTCGTTAAGTTGAGGGCTCATTGGTTCAAATATTCTAGCCAATGGGGAAGATAGATAGATATAAGCTTGAAGTTTATCGGCTTTCTTTATGTGAAATAGTAAAGAAGCAATCGAATCTTCTCGTCCTAGGAATCCCGGGGTGGTATTCGAAAAAAGTGCAGTAAGCTCCATTTTATTGAGCTTATAGTACGAACGATCCTCTAGTGTTCTGTCTAGCGCAAGTAGGTCTTCAAGACTATTTGTCGCAAAACAGATTTGCTCGGGTGTAATAGGTGAGATTTCATAGCCTTGGGTGAAATATCTCTTGGCTATCTCACAGACGAAGTTTTCTGATGAAGGAATAATAGATTTAGCGTAAGCTACTTCCATTCCAAATTTTTCTAGAAGCTTCCTATACATTTGAGCCACATCGCATTCTTTTATTGCAATGTCATCACCGATAATTACGTACTCGCGTTGAAATTTATTATACTTTAACGTGTCGTAACAATAATTAACGATGACATGGTGTGTTAGTGCCATAGCAGCCCATGAGCTTAATAAACCCATCGGTTGTCCAACACTGTACTCCACATAACTAACATCACGAAATAGTACTTTTCGTTTCATGATGCGTGACCATAAATCCGTAACTGTATCTCCAAGTAATGGTTTTAATACCGCTATTTGTAGTAGTAATGGCATCCGATCTGTAGCAGCCTTAAGGTCAAAACAATACATACCTGAAGTCTCTGTAATTTTTCGGCAAATTTGCGCCACTCTATTGTGCGATGCAGTCCCATCATTCTTAAATTTCTTTAAACAATCCATTAAATATTTGTGGATGGGTCTAAGAACTATTTGGGTCCAAATGTCAGCAATACATATTACACGCGTTTTACCACCTCCTTCACTTAAAAAATGAAGTCTGGAAGTAGCTACTTTGCGCTTTTGTTTACATTCTGGTATCGGGGTCAGAGAAGTCTGGTTTAGTAAATTCTCAATCAGTTTTAACGGTTCTCTTGTGAAAACGAGAGGCATTAATTCTTTTATCAAATCCAG